TTTCCAACACCAGGTTCGCCCACAAGCACCGGGTTGCTCTTGATTCTACGACTCAACGTTTGTATTGTCTGTGTTGTTTCTACATCTCTACCAATCACCGGATCAAGCTCTCCATTTGCCGCCATTCTAGTCAGATTCAGCGCGTATTTTTCCAATGGGTTGTTTGTTACGTCTGCTTCCTCTTCATATGCGTCTTCACCTCCAACCACAGTGGTGTCATCCACTTTTTTGGTTTTTCTGCGCTTTGGTTCTATCTCCACATAGATGTTCTCATACAAGAAATTTATGTCTATATTTTTCAAACGAAACAAATTGTTACCGCTACCAGCATCACTTACCAATATGCTCATGAGTATGTGATCCACTCGCACGGTCGTGGTGCTCATCTCGTTTGCAATCTGACTGGCATATCCTAACATTTTCAAAACTCGACCGGAGGGTTCGATATCCTTCAATTCTGGCTTCTTTGGACCTTTGTATTTACCAAGACTGGATATAACGAACGACTTAAACTCCTCAACATCCACATCCAAATCCATCATGATCTGAACACTTTTTGTTGGTCGTTTGCTCTCGAGTATGCACAGCAATATATGTTCTGTCGTTATGAAATCGTGATGATGGTCTTGTGCTACTCTTTTAGCATGCATCATCACTCGTCTAGCGCCCGGGCTCAGTTCAGGTATGTTGTTCATATGTATATTTAATAATATACTATCTAGTTGATATTTGCAACGAATGTATTTATAATAATATGTATGAAGATTGAAGTATCTCACGAGAGCCCGATAAGCATACTTGAACAATCTCTAACATACAATGATTATGCGTACGCGCTGGTACATTTGTTCGAGACATATCCCGAGTATTATGAATTTTTTAAACGCACTAGAGAGCTATCTGACACACCTGTGTTGTTGGATAATAGTATTTTTGAATTGAAAAAAGCTTTCAATCCAAAAAAATACAGCGAGTGGATTGACAAACTACAACCTAATTATTATATTGTACCAGATGTTCTAGAAGATGCCCCTGGTACAATACAATCATGGAAGGATTGGGTGTTCGAGTACAATGACAATACAGATGCACTACGAATTGGAGTGGTGCAGGGTAAGGATTGGAACGATCTGGTGAGATGTTATAACTATATGAAGGACAACGCAGATTATATTGCGATCAGTTTCGATTACAGTTATTATCAACACACTGGTTTGTTGGAAGATGATTATGCACCATCCAAGCTAGTCAAATATTGTTCTGGTAGAAAGCGATTCATTAGACAACTGATAGATGAAGGTTATTGGTGTTGGGACAAACCTCATCACTTGTTAGGATGTAGCTTAGCAAGAGAGTTTAAATACTATGTGAATAACAACATACACAACATCAAAAGTTGTGATACTAGCAATCCAATAGTTGCAGCAATCAAAGGGTATAAATACAATGATGATATGGGACTGTATCATAAGCCATCAACATTATTGGCTGATTTAATAGATCACCAGGTGAGCGATGATGAGTTTGAATTGATACAATACAACACAAGGATGTTTAAAAAAATATTGGGCAGATAATATGTTGATCACTGGTAAAAAATGGGTAGCCTTTTTCAGTAACACGGGCAATGAAATTTACAACGTGTCCAAAATTATTGGTAGGTTTCCGGATGTAGTTGTAACGAACAACACCCCGGATAGCAAATCTATAAACAAACGTTTATTGAATCGTGTCGGTAATGTTATGTGGATGAACGACAGACCGGAAGAGGGAGAATATCATAATGTGCTCAATGATGTTTGTGATGATTGTGTGATAACCCTACATGGTTGGATGAGGATAATGCCCAAGAGTATTTGTAAGCAATACACAATATACAATTTGCATCCCGGGTTGATTTCTAAGTATCCAGAATTAAAAGGTGCAGATCCGCAAAAGAGAGTCACGGAAAATAGTGACGATAAATACAAATTTGTAGGTTGTGTGATACACAAAGTTATAACCAAGGTTGATGAAGGTAAAATCCTAGCGGAAACGTCTGTAAGAAATGTATATCCATCAGAAAAATTATTAAGTTGCCGTTTACATGAAATGGCTACAGAATTATGGGTACAATTCTTAGATCAGGAAACTGATCAGTATCTATAATCACTAACATATCTTGATCATTGAAGACATTAAAAATAAAATCAGCAGATGAGCCTATTGAAATTGGCAGCATTGTAAAATACAAGGACCACTCTGAGAAAACTAGAGTAGGAGAGATTACAAGTATATTTGGTAATAATAAACAAATTAAGTTTGAAGTGATATTATATGACAAACGTTTGCAACCCATTATTAGAGCAGATGGCTCATATTCTAGAAAAAATGTTCTTCGCGAAAAATGTAAACATGTTGATGAAAAATTTCTTAAAGAGAATATCAAAGGCGGGTATGAGTTAGGTGATGTTGTGTGTAGAGTTAGTGCGACTATTAAGAAATTTGGTGTGATAGTGGGCTACACACACCCTGACGGATTAGTTTCTAGTTCATACGAGAATGGATATAATGGTACTGATTTTATTGATTGTGTTGAAATATCAAAAAGAGGTTTGGAAGTAAAAAGAAACCACCAAGGTACAATCAAAAGATTTACCAGCACAAGTGAGAGACTTAAGTGTTGTGAAGTTGATCTTTGGAATCACACCGGACCTAAAATACTATTAAAAGAATGATCCGGCCATGGAGATACTTAAATACGAACGGCAAGGTATTGGTTGTAGCGTGTATCACGAATGTCTGGTGTGCTGTGTATCTAGCACATAGTGGTGAGTGGATGTGTATTTTTTCTGCATGCATGGCCGGTTTTTGCGGCATGATGACATACAATAAAAAATATCAACATCAAGATGCAAAAGATATTAATGAAGGAAGAGAAGAATAGACAGTTTGACACAGGCGCACAACGCGATACAAGTGAAGGTAAATTGCGCATGTCGTTGGTTCCACAACAAGAACTCAAACGAGTGATGAAGCGCTATCTAGACGGTGCTGAAAAGTATGGTGAGAACAACTGGATGAAAGGCATGCCGTTGAGTGTGTATTATGACTGTGCTCATCGCCATCTTGAAAGATGGTGGTGTGGTGAAGATGATGAGGATCATGCAGCAGCAGTTGTGTGGAACATGCTATGTGCCATGCATACAGAGAGAAAAGCTCATGATCTAGACGCCTTTCCAAAGGAAAGAGAAATGGATGACCGCATCGCATATCCAAAAGATTAAAATATAATGAATAACAAAATACTAATCACTGGCAGCGGTGGTCTGATTGGATCTACAGCGTGTTATCTTTTGAAGGATAGTTTTGATATTGTAGGTATAGACAATAATACACGTAAACATCTTTTTGGTGAGAGCGGTTGTGTTGAACATAATATCACTAAAAATGTCGATTTGATTACAAACTATCAGCATCACAACATAGACATTAGAGATAGAGCAAAAGTAATGTCTATAATTAAAGAGACTCGACCACAGGCGATTATACATACAGCTGCTCAACCGTCACATGATCTAGCAAGCAAGATACCGTTTGATGACTTTGATATTAACGCAACCGGTACATTAAACTTACTTGAATCAGCTAGGAAATACTGTTGGGAGAGTCCGTTTATATTTTTATCAACAAATAAAGTATATGGTGATAACCCAAATAAAATTAAATTGAAAGAAGGAGACACTAGATGGGAGTATGACGATATAGATTATATAGATGGTATTACAGAGAAAATGTCTATAGATCAATGCATGCATTCATTGTATGGTGCATCCAAAACCGCGGCGGATGTTCTTGTACAGGAATATGGTAGATATTTCAATATGCCAACATGTTGTTTACGTGGAGGTTGTTTGACAGGATCATCACAATCTGGTGTTGAGTTGCATGGATTTTTAAATTATTTTACAAGGTGTTGCAAAACTGATAAAATATATTATATTTATGGATATAACGGCAAGCAAGTAAGAGATAACATACACGCAGAGGACGTTGTGCAGTTTATATCTATGTTCATTAACAGCCCTACTTATGGTCAAGTATATAACATCGGTGGAGGCAAGCACAACTCTGTCTCAATTTTAGAGTTAAAGAATATTTGTGAATCTATCACCGGTAAAAAAATGAAATGTAATTATATTGAGAAAAATCGTAAAGGAGATCATGTATGTTATTATAGTGATTTAGCCAAATTAAAGAGTGATTATCCGGAGTTTAAGATAAATCACAGTATTAATGATATAGTTGTTGATTTGTTAGAAAATATAAGTTGATATTGGGCAATATATTTTATATAATAAAAATACAATGCTAATTGGTTTCACAGGAGCACAATCTACAGGAAAGACTACATTACTCAAGGAATGTAAAAGCAAGATGTCACTAGGTGTTCCTCCTTATAGTAATTTTGAGTTTGTTGACGAAGTGACACGCAAAGTCCGTCGAGAGGGACATAATATAAATGAACATGGGGATGATACAACACAACTGTTCATCTTAAGTGAACATTTGATCAACCACAATATAAAATACAGCTGTATATTGGATAGATGTATTTTAGATGGTTACATATACACAAAGTGGTTAGAAGATCAAAACAAGGTGAGCCCATGGGTGAGAGAATACTCATGTAGGCTGTTAACCCACTTGGTTGATAAATTAGATATTATATTTTACACACAGCCAGAGGATATACCTTTGATAAAAAATGACGGCGTGAGGAGCAACAACATGGAGTTTAGACAAGACATAATCAATCTATATGAAGAGTTGTTCAGTCAATCTTACTATTGGATGAACAAAGTCGTCAGATTGCGTGGGTCGGTGGAAGATAGAATGAATACAATTTACGATAACATAAATGAGAAAACAGACATTAGACAACAGCAGAATAAACAAACATCTAGGCAAGACATCCGAGTATAAAGATCAATATGATCCTAAATTATTGGTCAATGAGCCTAGGAGCAACAATCGCGAGCATTTAGGAATCTGTGATCATGAGCTTCCTTTTGTAGGGTTTGATACATGGAATGCATATGAAGTTAGCGCTTTGACAAACAATGGATTGCCGGTCGCGGGTGTAACCAAGGTGATATATCCATGTGATAGTAAATACATTGTTGAGAGTAAAAGTATCAAGTTGTATTTTAATTCATACAACATGTACAAATGTGGACATACTCCGGAGCAAGTGATGGATTTCATTGACAGAACCGCGTCTGCTGATCTGTCGAAACTACTCGAGACTAATGTGATTGTTAAAACATTACCTGCTAGCTGCAGAGCCACTGGAGAAACAGTTTTAGATCATGATAAATACACGACACTAGAGACATCATATACACAAGGAGAGTTAAGTGATATGAAACTGGATATATATAATGAGTCTCCCGAGTTGCTCGAATTGAGACCCTCTGAGCAGGTGTTAACATCAACCACAAGGTATCACAGCAGCTTGTTGAAGAGTAATTGTCGTGTGACTAGCCAGCCAGATTGGGGTGATGTGTATATCATGTGCCAGTCACATCAACATGTCACACCTGAGAGTTTACTCAAATATATCGTATCCTTCAGAGATGAATGTCATTTTCATGAAGAGATATGTGAGACAATATACAAACGCTTGTATGATATTTTATCACCTGAACGCCTGTGTGTGACATGTTTGTATGCTCGGCGTGGTGGTATAGATATCAACCCAGTGAGAGCGTCAGATTTGCCGGTGATCTTCCGTGAAGCGCGTGACCTAGGAGATGAGACTGTGATGCATGCCAAGACATCCAAACAATGAGTGAAGGATCTACCGGACAACATAACAGATATTGCTCATATATTACCTTACGCGAGTAATGTAGGTGCACCTAAAATAGAGCCGGCTCACAGTTTAGCGGGCTGGAAACAAGCTGCTGTACATAATGCTAACAAACACTACAAAAACAAGTTTGATGAGCTGAAATCACAATTCGAACAGTTCGCAGAAGAGTTTAAATGTAATGAACTGATGTACAATGCAGAGATGAGAATCAAACCAGTTGTGGGTAAAGTGTACCACCTGTATAGAAGAAGCAACAATGTTAACTATGTATCGTTGTTCGCTCCGGAGGAACGGATATGTGGTCGTGAGGATTTTATAGGTTCATTTAGACTCAATTACGACAATCGTTGGGAACCAGCGTAAAAAAAACGACCCTCCAGCATCATCTGTAAGGGTCGAAAAAATGTTTTTATCGCCGGGTGTATCATTTCACCGGCTGTTGAGACATCTGATTATTATCCGAAGTACACCGACTGTGTGCCGGGTGTGAACGAATCACCAAGATTGTTTACGACGATAACGTGGTAATAGAGATCTGCACCAAAGATGTTGTCTACTACACCATAACGGGTGAGCAATCCAACACGTGGAGCGAAATCATTAGGACCAACGGTTCTTTGCACCATCACGGGGATGTATGGGCAATAAATGATACCTGTGTCATAAAACTCAGGTCCTTTATAGCCCAAAAGAATGTACTCAAACTTAGTTGCGCGGGATGAACCGCCAAAGTCTGAGTGCTGTGCTTCTGTGCGCGTGTCGCGATAAACGTTAAACCTTCCTCCAAGATTACCTACTCTAGCGATACCAACGGGTTGAGTATTTACGTTGCCTTGAACTTGCATCCACTGAAATTCAGGGAGCATCTCAAGAATTGCGCAAACGCGAGGTGTAGCAACCAAAAAGTTGGCAGCACCACGACGATTGCGAATAGCGATACGATTCGCTTCAACAATAATCTTAGCATAAAGGTCACGATTACGCTCGGCCATCCAGCGGCCATCTGCACTAGCAGGGCTCCAGGTGCTAACACCTTTACCACTGCCGGCATTGGCAGCCACTTGAACCATTCTCATGAGCATTTCACGGTCGATCTCGGCCTGAATTTCATACGACATTGCGTTTGTCAATTCAGTATCGATATCAATACCGTTCATGTTCTTGAGGTCTTGCTCAAGTTCTACACTCCATCGAGCTGCTAATCTACGAGTTCCGGCTTCAACAGCGGTCTTTTCAAATGAAACGACCATCTGAGGAATATTACCAGAAAGTTCGTAATCAGCAAGAGCTTTTGCTACACCAGCGTCATTAGCGACCATATCGATACCGTTACCACCGCTAAGAGCAGCAGAACTAGCACCGGTGAAACGGGTATCAAGCAATTGATAACCAGCTTCAGCTGTGTCGTTTTGACGAGGAATACCGTCGTTACCAGTTTGGGTCACACCACTGGTGTGACCATCGATACCGGACGAGCCAAGGCTGTCGGTTTCGTACTTGTAACGCATTGCAAAAGCGAGTCCTACTGGACCACTCATGGGCTGAACGCCTACGATCTCATTAGTGATAAGTTCAGGAAATGTACGACGAATCATTGGGATCAAGATTTTGGGAAGACGTGTGTCGTTCTGAGCGTACGCATCTCCAGGTCCTCCTGGAGCGGCAGTTGCGCCGAAACTAGTTCCACTTCCGAGAGCTCCACCACCATATGAATTCTCTTTCAAGCACCATGTCTCTTGGTTTTCCAAGAGGATCGCGGTGTTCAAGCGAGAATGATCATCAGTGATAGGTTTCACGTTGTCGGAGCTGTAGTCCAAAACCGGTGACCATTTCTCAAGAAGCACGCCTGCGCGTTCTTGGTCGATGTATGATTGTGCGGGTTTTATCTGTGACATATCTATAATGTTTCCTTATTAACTCAGGCTATATATTGCCTCAACAAAAAATTACCACCTGCCTAGTTCACCCATGTAATTGTTGAACATATTTTTGTCCTGCATGTTACCTGGTGTGATTTGTTCAATTTGTTGTTCAACACTTTCTTGAACAACTTGTTTCTTCTCGTTGACAGGTCGATCTGAAATTTTCTTGGATGACGTGACCTCTTCTTTGAGAGTGTCAAGCTTGTCTGATTCTGTTCTTTCAAACATATCTAATGTATACTGAAAGTTCTCTTTGATAAACTTTACTGACTTACCTTCTAATACTTTGTACATGTGACGTTTCTTAGCAGCCGGTAGGCCGTCTGTGAGATTATCAAGAGCTAGTTCAGCTTCTTTGGTCTGTAAATTTTCTTTCAGCAAGCGATTTTCTTCTGCAAGCTGCTCTGTCTTGTTTGCTGCTTCTTCTATTTGTCGCTTTCCATCGATGACCGCATCACGTACATGTTCATTTGTTATTGCACTGTCGATGGACAACGCTTTGCGTAAATTTTCTAATACAGTTACAGCATGTTTGTTTTTCACAGCCTCTTGTATGTCTTCAATTGGTATGTGCTTCTCGATATACAGATCAAGATAGTTACTGATATTATCAACTACACTCTCTTTGAATGTACCCGCGTCGCTGTCAATTTCATTGCGGAATTTTTCTACTAATGCGATTAATTTTTGAGAATGGTTCTTATCCAGAGCTTCCACAATGCGTTGCAATTTGGAGCTATGATCACTGTCAATTGCTTCTAATAGTTTTTCAAGCTTTACAGCATGTTCTTCATCCTGTTCAACTAATGCTTTTTCAACACGTAATTGTACGAGTTCATCAACTTTAGTGTGTACTGATTCATTAAACGCTGCTTCAATTTCTCCCAGAGTTTCTTCCGAAAGCACATTGTCAGCTACTTTTTTCAATTGGTCTGTTATTTGGTTATCGCTCATTTGTAAAAATATTTATGTTTTTATGCTGCTTTATCCGGTCTAGAATCTTATTTTCTATAGTTTTTTTAAGTGATTGATTGGCTTTCGCATAATTTTTTTCACCAATACTCTGTACAAATTTTATAATATCACTACGTTCTTGATTGTTATTTTTCATATTAAACTCCTTTTTTTAATGTCTCAATGAATGAAAACACTTCTGTCTTTATATAGTCTTCGACATCCTTTTTAGGTAGATTACTCAATCCGTTCTCGAGACTTTCATAAGCCTCAACGTAATCTCCATACTTGTTTAGTATATATTGTTTACTCTCTAGTATACCATTCACAAAAGCGTCTCCAAAACTAGGGTCTGCAACACAATCAACAGCAACCAATCGGAGGTCTTGAACCTTGCTTACGTTGTCATGACCTTCAACTTGCATCAATTTGCCTAATGACCTGGTACTCATACCAATACTACACCCATCTCTTATCAAAGAACTAACAATACATCCAGTTGGTGTGCTTAACACTTTGGATTTTCCAATGTAAATATCTGGATCACTTTTATCGGCATACAGCTCAACTACCATATGACAAGCACGCTCTAAATCTACATCTGGTGTTTGTGGGTGGTTCAACTCCCCAAGAGCTCTTTTGGTTTTTACCATGTGCTCATTGTATCGATTAACCTCTTTTTCCATCTCTTGTGGACAGTACATACGTTTGTTTTTATTAGCTTTTGAAGGATCATTAGTTGCTTGTGCATATGGTCCTTTGATGTACACCGTTGGTTCAGAATTGCTGTTCTTTTCTTCGATGATATACTCAAAGCTCTGAGGATCTGTAGTTTCTATTAATAGATTAGCATGCATTGTAATAATTATTTATTTAAAAAACGGCATTTTCTACGTTTATTTGGTGAACAGATTGAAATCTTTTTCTGTAACTATTTGAAATACATAGTTATTCTTATCACACCACTGTCTGGCTGCTGACCATTTTGCTTGATTTACCTGGTAAGTAGCCGCTTCATGTAGGATGGTTGATTGCTTTTTATTGCCGTGTGTTGTGGGTGGTCTGGTCTGTTTCTCTGGTTTTATCTCTATCAAATATTTTTTAGTTTTGGTACCTTCTTTTATATGCACAACATTATCGACCAAGTATTTATGCGGCTTGCCATCCAGTGGGGATATATATGGTATGTGTATAATCTCACTCCCCCACTTCTCAACAAATGGATTACGATCACACCATTTGAAAAATTTTAATTCCCAGCTACTTAAATACCTTGGATATTTGCTCCCAGCATACTTCCCGGAGTTGACAGGTTTATATATACCCTGCCTGTACTGGCTATACTTTTTATATGGTTTCTTTTTTTTAATCACGTTTACCTCCGAAATAAGGAACAGCATGTCCCTCCTGTATCAATAACTTATTGATATTTTCTCCATCAGCAACTAATTCTCCTAACACGCGACCAAATTTTCCTACACCATGTGAGA